CTATCAAAAGAGGTGAAGCATCAAGAGTAAAAGCAGCTAGAGCATCATATTTTGGAAGAAAGAAATGACATCAATAGTCACAAAAAAAGAAACAATTACTCAAAAAAGATTCAGTAAAACAGTCCCTGATGCTCCATTAGGTAACAAAATTATGGTAAGAAAGAATATCAGAAAAAAAGTTGTTAAAAGATGGTATTCTAAAAATAATATTACTAATGCAGATTTGATGGCAATGGCTGAACATCATAATTGCATGAACGGTGATGAAATTCTATGGAACAAACTAAGTGGGGTAAATGCCGAGTAATCATTATCTAGGTAATCCTAAATTAAAATCTGCTAACGTTCCAGTAGAGTTCACAGAAGAGCAGTTAGCAGAATATATAAAATGTCAATCTGATCCTATTCACTTCATTAAGAAATTTGTAAAGATTATACACGTTGATAAGGGTTTAGTTCCTTTTGACTTATACCCTTTTCAAGAAAAAATGGTAGATAAATTTCACAATAATAGATTTGTGATATGTAAGATGCCTAGACAGTCAGGTAAATCTACTACCATTATATCTTTCTTTTTACATTATATTCTTTTTAATGAGAATGTTCAGGTTGGTATTTTAGCTAACAAAGGCTCATTAGCAAGAGAATTGTTAGATAGACTTAAACTGTCCTATGAAAATTTACCTATGTGGTTACAGCAGGGTATTACTGCTTGGAATAAAGGTAATATAGAATTAGAAAATGGATCTAAAGTATTAGCAGCAGCTACATCATCTTCTGCTGTTAGAGGATCTTCATTCAATATTATTTTCTTAGACGAGTTTGCTCACGTACCTAAAGAATTAGCAGAAGAATTTTTTACTTCTGTATATCCTACTATTTCTTCTGGACAAACTACTAAAGTTTTTATAGTATCTACACCGTTAGGATTAAATCAATTCTATAAGATGTGGATAGATGCAGAAGAAAATAGAAGTAATTATATTCCTATTGATGTACATTGGTCTGAAATACCTGGAAGAGATGAAGCTTGGAAACAAGAAACTATCCGTAATACCAGTGAAAGACAATTCTCACAGGAATTCGATACTGAGTTTATTGGAAGTACACAAACCTTAATATCTGGATCTAAATTAAGATCTATGCCATTTAAGACTCCAATACATTCTCAGGATAACATAGATATTTTTGAACAACCTATTCCAAAGCATATGTATACTATTATTGTAGATACAGCTAGAGGGCAAGGTTTAGATTATTCAGCTTTTACAGTTATAGATTCAACTCAAGTTCCATATAAGCTTGTAGCAAAATATAGAGATGATCAAATATCACCTTTATTATATCCTAACGTTATATGGAAAGTAGCTAAACATTATAATGAAGCTTATGTTCTAGTAGAAGTAAATGATATAGGAGAGCAGGTAGCTACTACTATACATCAGGAACTAGAATATGAGAACATGTTAATGATGACTTGGAAAGGTAGAGGAGGTCAACAGCTTGGTGGAGGCTTTGGAAAGAACTCTCAATGGGGAGTAAGAACTACCAAACAAGTTAAAAGATTAGGTTGTGCTACATTAAAAACACTTATTGAAGATGATAAGTTAATAATTACAGACTATGACGTAATATATGAACTTACATCATTCTCAGCTAGAAAAGAATCATACGAAGCTGAGGAAGGACATCATGATGATTTAGTTATTACGTTGGTAATCTTTGCGTGGTTAACTAACCAAGAATACTTTAAAGAATTAACAAATATAGACTTACGTGAAAAGATGTTTGCAGATAAGATGAGAGAAATTGAAGAAAGTTATTTACCTTTTGGGATTATAGATGACGGACTAGATGAAGAAGAAATTGTTGATAATACAGGTCAGAGATGGCAAGTTGAAAGAGTAGATAGAATGTTAGAAGAGCAAGGACGTCATAGTTTCTTTTAAAACCGGTTTATTTATAAATAATCTCAGTAACTAATAATACATGAACTCAATGATTTATAGGAGAAGAAGATGGCATTTACAGTAAGTCCAGGAGTAGTTACTCGTGAAATAGATCTGACTACTATCGTTCCTGAGACTGGAACAACTGCAGGTGCTTTTGCTGGGGCTTTCCGCTGGGGACCCGTTGATAAGATTGTTAATGTAAGTAGTGAAGATTTACTAGTAGAAAATTTCCAGAAGCCTGACTCTTCAACATATCTATCTTTTTTCACAGCGGCGAACTTCTTAGCCTACGGTCAAAATTTAAATGTTGTTCGAGTAGCAAATTCATCAGCATTAAACGCTACGACAGATTCAGCTAATACTGTCTTAATTAAAAGCGATGAAACCTATTACAACACATACTATTCAGAGTTTGGAGGATCACCATCTAACGATTTTGGTGTTTTTGCAGCTAAGTATGCAGGTGAATTAGGTAATTCAATTAAAGTATCTATATGCGGTTCAGACATCGCATCAGCTAACCTAACAGGGACATCAACAATTGCATTTGATGGAGATGAAGGAACAGTAACCGGAACAAGTACCCTGTTTACAAAAGAACTTCAAGTTAATGATCAACTTAAAAACTTAAGTTCCAGTGTTTATTACGTAGTATCAGCTATTGCATCAGATACATCTATGACTGTTAGGTCTAGTTCAAATACTGATGTAAGTTCTGGTGTATCCATGCAGAGAATGAAATCATCCCACTTCCAAGAAAGCTCGACAGAAGTTATGGGGACAGTTCAAGTTTCAGACTCAGCTAGAAAAGTAATGACTGGAACAGGTACTTATTTCGATCTTCAATTAAATGTAGGTGATATTGTTACTATTGGTGGAGAAAGACATAAAGTAGCTTCCATTACAAGTAATACAAGTGCTACATTAGAAACAGCATTATCACCAAGTAACGGAGGTATTACTGCATCAGTTTCATATTCAAGGGAATGGGAATTTTCTAATAACTTTGATTATGCTCCACTCACATCTGACTTTGCAGTTAGAAGAGGTGTTACACAAGACGAAGTTCATGTAATTGTAGTAGACGAAGATGGCGAATGGACAGGAGTTAAAGGAACAGTATTAGAAACATTTCCTGCTCTATCAGTTGCTTCAGATGCTAAATCAGAGGACGGTACTGCCCTCTATTATAAAGAAGCCATTAATAGGCAATCAAAATATATCTGGTGGATGAAACATCCAACTGCAGGAGCAGCTTCGACTGGTCCTAATACAGCAGCTTGGGGTGCATCAGCTAATTCATCACTAAAGCCTGCTTTTACTGCTAATAGAATTAACTTTAGCACAAGTATGACAGGTGGAGCAGATGGACAAACGTTAACAGATGCAGATAAGATCTTAGGATACGATAAATTTAAATCTGCTGAAGATATTGACATTTCTCTTATCCTTGGTTGCGATTCTAGCTCAACAGTAGTAAGTTACTTAATTAGTAACATTGCTGAAGTAAGAAAAGATTGTATGGTATTCTGTTCTCCAGAACAATCAGACGTAGTAAATAATGACGGTGCTGAAACCGGAGCAATCATTGATTATAGAAATGCACTTAGCTCTACTTCATATGCTGTTATTGATTCTGGATGGAAGTATCAGTATGACAAATACAATGATACTTTTAGATATATTCCATTAAATGCTGATACTGCTGGATTAGTAGTAAGAACTACTTTAGAAAGAGATTTCTTTTTCTCACCAGCTGGCTTTAATAGAGGTCAAGTTAAGAATGTTGCAAGACTTGCATGGAATCCTAATAAGACTGAAAGAGATTTACTTTACAAAAATGGAATTAATCCAGTTGTATCTTTCTCAGGTCAGGGAACAATTCTATTTGGAGATAAGACATTATTAGCTAAGCCTTCAGCTTTTGATAGAATTAACGTAAGAAGACTTTTCATTACTTTAGAAAAATCAATTTCTGCTTTTGCTCAATTCTCAATGTTTGAGTTCAATGATGATTTTACAAGATCATCTTTTGTATCAGCTGTAGAACCTTTCCTTAGAGATATTCAAGGAAGAGGTGGTATAACTGACTTTGCTGTAGTTTGTGACGAATCAAACAATACTCAAGAAGTTATTGACAGAAATGAGTTTATTGGAAGTATTTTCATTAAACCTACTAAGTCTATTAACTTCATCTTGCTCAACTTTGTTGCAGTAAGAAGTGGTGTAGAGTTTGACGAAGTCGTGAATGTTGTATAAATAAAGTAGTATACAAATAACAGACAAGGATTTACAAAATGGCATTCCAAGTAGATGGGACAAATAGTTTCATATCGAAACTAACATCGGGAGGAGCTAGAGCAACCCTTTTCGAGGTAGACATGACTCTGAAAGGGGATGCATCTTCATCCGGATCACAAACTGAATTTAAATTTATGTGCAAAGGTGTGCAAATTCCTGCTAATGCTTTAGGTATTACTACAGTAAATTATTTTGGACGTGCAGTAAAAATCCCAGGTAATAGAACTTTTGAGGATCTTACAACAACTATCATCAATGATGAAGGTTACCCAATTAGAAACCAATTAGAAAGCTGGATGGGTAAACTAAACTCTCATTTAGGTAATGTTAGAGATAAGTCGTTCGTTCAAAAAATTGGTGGATATGTAGCTGATATGACATTACAAACTTATAAGAAAACAGGTGATGTTGATAGAAAGTATATTTTTAAGAACTGCTTTCCAACAAGTTTAGATCAAATTGATGTCAATTGGGATCCTAATGATGCAGTTATGGAATATGGAGTAACGTGGGCATACGATTATTGGGAACATGTAAACATAACCGGAACATAAAGGTAGGATAAAATGAGTGATTTTAGAATAAGTAACTTCACAAGTAAGTTAGTAGGTGGAGGTGCTAGAACCAATTTAATGGAAATGGAATTACCAAGCGTTCCGGGAGGAGGTTCCGTAACCGAATGGAAATTTATGTGTAAAGCATCTCAGATTCCTCCATCAACAATAACACCAATTGAGGTTCCATATTTCGGAAGAAATGTTAAAGTGGCTGGTGAGAGTAGAGAGTTCCCAGCTCTCTCAACTACTGTAGTTAATGATGAAGGTCATAAATTGAAAGCAGCTTTAGAAATATGGATGGCTACGTTTAATGGTCATACGAGCAACAAAGCTGAAGCAAATAGATTTTCTAGCAGAAACAACTATACAGTTCAATTGATTCTTAAAATGTTTAGAAAAGATGGAGCAGAAGATCAAGTTTGGAAATTTGAAGGATGCTGGCCATCTAATATTTCAGCTATTGATCTTAATTGGGATTCTGGGAACCAAATTCAAGAATTCACAGTAGATTGGCAGTATGACTATTACACGCACGCTCAGGCGGGTACCACTAATTAATTTTTATTTGAGTTATATATTATGAAGTTATTTGGATTTAACATAGAGAGAGACCGTAAACCCGATATTCCGGCTCTCAGTTTCCCTGAAAATGCAGAAGGCGCAATAGAGGCTACATCAGCCGGAGGCGCCTTCGCCTCTTATATTGATCTCGAAGCAGTTGCTAAAACTGATGCAGATCTAATTATGAAGTATAGGGAAATGGCTGAACACCCTGAATGTGATATGGCTATTGAAAATGTAATTCAAGAAGCTATTATTACTAATCAGGCTAGAAGCCCTATTGATTTAGACCTCACGCATACCTCTCTTTCAAGTAAATTACAAGATAGACTTCACGAAGAATTTGATATTGTTTTAAAGTTACTTGACTTTCAGAACAATGCTTACGATTTCTTTAGAAGATGGTATATTGAGGGAAGAATCTTTTTTCATGTTATGATAGATCCAAAAGAAATACAAAGAGGTATCAATGAATTAAGACTTATTGATTCCTTTAAGATTAAAAAAGTACGTCAAATAATCCCTGATGCCAATAAGCAAAGACAAACTACATTTAAATTACCAAGATATGAAGAATACTATCTCTTTAATGAGAAGGGATTAATGACACCCAGTCAAATGGGATTAAAGGTAGCACCAGATTCTATTATAATGGCTCATAGTGGTATAATGACAAAAGATAAGAAATTTGTTGTATCACATTTACATAAAGCAATCAAGCCATTAAATCAATTAAGAATGTTAGAAGATGCTGTTGTAATTTATAGAATAGCAAGAGCACCAGAACGAAGAATTTTTTACATTGATGTAGGTAACTTACCTAAAGCTAAAGCAGAGCAATATCTAAAAGATATTATGACAAGATATAAGAATAAACTTGTCTATGATGCTGGCACAGGTGAAGTAAAAGACGACAGAAGACATCAATCAATGTTAGAGGACTATTGGCTTCCAAGAAGAGAGGGTGGAAGAGGTACAGAGATATCTACTTTACCTGGAGGTCAGAACTTAGGTGAGATGGAAGATGTAGATTATTTTAGAAGAAAACTATATCAATCACTTAATGTTCCAATGTCAAGATTAGAAGCAGATACACCTTTTGTATTAGGAAGAGCTTCTGAAATTAGTAGAGATGAATTAAAGTTTTCAAGATTCATTGATAGAATTAGATTAAGATTTTCTGACTTATTCTATCAAATAATGGAAAAGCAATTAATTCTTAAAAATGTTATCCATACCTCAGAGTGGCCTAAGCTTAGAGATACAATGAGGTTTAACTATGCAATGGATAATCATTTTGCTGAACTAAAAGAGCAAGAATTAATTCAAGATAGATTAAACATGATGAGAGATGCTGAAGATCTAGTAGGTAGATACTATTCTAAACAATATGTTAAAGATCATATTCTTAGACTTACACCTGATGAACAAGATAGAATAGAAAAAGAAATTAAGAAAGAAAAAGAGGAAGAGGAAAACTATGGTGAACCTCTCGGACCATCTAATATGGCTCCTCAAGCTCCAGCACCTCAGAATGTAGTTACTACTCCTGGGCAACCACAAGAACCTGAGCCAGCTCCTACTGGAGATATAGGACAAAGAGTATCACAAGGTATGGCTCAATCACAACAAGATCAAGTAAAACCTGAGTACATTTCAGGCAGTAAAGTTTACAACCTAAATAAAAGAAAATATGCTGGAGAATAATGGAAGAGAGGTTATTGCCTCTATAATTGATGATATGCTTTCTGGTAGAGACTACCATGCTATGGAAAATGTTAAAGATATTTTAACTAAAAACTCAGCACAAAGAATAGCTGAAATAAAAAAAGATCACGCAGAGGAAATGTTTAAGGCTAAAGATGAGATATAACAATCTTAGTACTACTATAAATGAAATTTCAAGAACTAAAGATGATCTAGATCCTAATTTTTTATTTCAATCAACGCATATGGAGCTTTTATTAAAAGTAGCTAATGGTAAGATAGATGCAAAAAGAGCTGCACAGGATGAAGTTGCTAATAGAGGCTACGACTTAAAAGGTAAATGGGTTGGAATGGGCGATAACAGAAGGCGTTAATTAGTATAAATAAACATATACTTATAGGAAAAAGAAAATGAAACTACTTGCAGCTAATACCACTAGTACAGCTACTAATTTAAGCTTAGGTAATGCAACTGCCGTTGCTGTTACTACTACGGCTGTTACTCTTATTTCAGTAATTGATAGCGATGGCTCCGCTGGAGGAACTAATGGAACTGTTGTAGGTTCAATTTCACTACCGGCAGGAGTAACACAAGTTATTCATAAAGACGCTGATCAATTTATTAAAGCTAGCGTAACTAATGCACAATATACACCTATCGCTCGTTCAGGTTATTAAGGATAAAAATGAAACTAATCTGCGAAGTAAACGAAGAAATTGAAACTCTAGTAGAAGCTAAAGGAGAAGGGTCTAACAAAGACTACTTTATTAAAGGCGTCTTTCTTCAAGCAGAGCAAAAGAATAGGAATGGAAGAATTTACCCTATGGAAACTATGGCTAAAGAAGTAGATCGCTATAGTAAGCAGTATGTAGATACTAATAGGGCTTTTGGCGAATTAGGTCATCCAGATGGACCTACAATTAATCTGGAAAGAGTTTCACATATGATTAAAGAACTTAAACAAGATGGTCCTAACTTTGTTGGGAAAGCGAAAGTAATGGAAACACCTTATGGTAAGATAGTTAAGAACTTAATTGACGAAGGTGCCAAATTAGGAGTAAGTTCCAGAGGTATGGGTTCATTAAAAACTGCGGGCGGAGCACAAGTTGTGCAAAGCGATTTTCATCTTGCAACAGCTGGAGATATTGTTGCAGATCCCTCAGCCCCTATGGCCTTTGTAGAAGGTATCATGGAAGGTAGAGAGTGGGTTTGGGATAATGGTATCTTGAAAGAAGCTGAAGTTCAAGAAATTAAAAACAATATTGTTAAAGAATTTGCTAAGAAAACAAGAGATGAGAGCGTATATGTTTCTTCTTTTGAACGTTTTTTATCAAAACTTTAATTTTATAAATATACATAGTAACAAATATTCATTTAGGAGATTGTAAATGTCTGAACAAGAAACTGTCCAAAATCAGCAGTCTCTTGCCAATAGTGTGAATGAACTAGAAACTTTAGCTCAACAAGCATTGGAATTAGACGGCGAGGCAAGGGAAGAGCTCGTTGAACAGATTAAAACACGATGCGAAGAAGAAGGTCTGTCTTCCCAAGAGACTGATGAGTTATTGGAAGAGATAGGTCTTGTTCAGGAAGCACGTCAGGATTTGGAAGAGAAAGCTGGACATAAAAAAGGTGGTGGCGAGTCTGCTGGTAAAGTAGAAGGCGACCATGGATCTGAAATGCCTGATAAGCACGCTGTAAAAGGATCTGGAACAGCAATGGCTAATCCAGTAAAAGGTAAAGCTAAGAACGCTGATAACCCAGAGGCAATGGCTTCAGTTAAAGAAGACATGCCTAAGACAAAAGCCGGTATGATGGCTGCTGTCTATGAGAAGCTTGGTAAGTTGAAGAAAGATCAAATTTCTTCAAACTACGAAAGTATCTTAGCATCCTTAGATCTTGATCTCAAAGAAGAGAACGAAGAGCAAGATGTTAAACCTCTCGATGTTAAAGATGACATTGAAGCATTAACAGAAGGCGAAGAGCTTTCCGATGAGTTCAAGTCCAAAGCTAGCACAATTTTTGAAGCTGCCGTACAAGCTAAAGTAAATGCTGTAGTAGTAGAGAAAGAGCAAGAGCTTGAAGAACAAATGAAAGCTCAACTTGCTGAAGAGATTGACGAATATAAAGAAGAAATCGTTAATAAGGTAGATAGCTATCTTAACTACGTTTCAGAAGAATGGGTCAAGGAAAATAAACTTGCCATTGAAAAAGGAATCCGCACAGAGTTAACAGAAGGATTCTTAGTCGGTCTTAAGAACCTCTTTACTGAGCACTACATTACAATCCCAGAAGAAAAAGTTGATGTTGTTGATGATCTTTTCACTAAGGTTGAAGATCTCGAGAAGCAACTCAATGAGCAGATTGCAAAAAATGTAGAGACACAACAAGAGCTCACAGCATTTAAAAAAGAAAAAGTCTTAAATGGTCTTACAAAAGACTTGACTGAAACTCAAAAAGAAAAAGTAGAAGCATTAGCAGAGAATGTTGAAGCAGAAACTGCAGAAGATTTTGAGGAGAAGGTAGAAGTTCTCAAAGAGAATTACTTTCCACCAGAGCAAGCTAAGGTCGAAAAAGACGATGTAGAAACATCTGTTGAAGATGAAACCAAACCAGAAGTAATCGCTGAAGGAATGGAAAAGTATATGTCTGCAATTTCAAGACATGTTAGATAATTATTTTTTAAGTTTGTTAAACATTTAGGAGATTAACAATGTTTTTATCTGAAAATTTACAGGAAAAGTGGGGCCCTGTTCTCGACCATCCTGATCTCCCTAAAATTCAGGACTCTTATAGAAAAGCAGTTACTGCTGTTCTTTTAGAGAACGAAGAGAGATCAATCATGGAAGAGGGCGGTCAGTCACTTCTTTTTGAGGATTCTCCTGCGAACGCTGTTGGTGCCGGTATGGGTACTACAGCTGGAAATATTAAAGGTTACGACCCAGTTCTTATTTCCTTGGTTCGAAGAAGTATGCCTCTCTTAATCGCATACGATGTCTGTGGCGTTCAGCCAATGACAGGACCTACTGGCTTGATTTTTGCCATGAAGTCTCGTTATTCCAGTCAGACTGGTGATGAAGCCTTATTCAGCGAAGCTAATACAGCTTTTGCCGGAACAGGTACTCACACAACTAACAATAACCCAGCGGCTGCCTCATCCAGTTCACTTGCTTACTTACCAGGTCGTGGTATGACCACAACAGCTGGTGAAGCACTTGGTGATTCGGCTTCCAATGCTTTCGCTGAAATGGCCTTCTCGATTGATAAGGTAACTGTTACAGCGAAGACACGTGCTCTCAAAGGTGAGTACACAATGGAATTGGCTCAAGACTTAAAAGCAATTCATGGTCTTGATGCTGAAACTGAACTTAGCAATATCTTAAGTTCAGAAATTCTGTCGGAAATTAACCGCGAAGTTATCAGAACAATTTATGCTAACGCCAAAACTGGTGCCCAGAACAATGTTGCCACAGCCGGTACATTCGATATGGACGTAGATTCCAATGGTCGATGGATGGTTGAGAAGTTCAAGGGTCTTATGTTCCAGATCGAGCGCGAAGCTAATGCAATTGGTTTTGACACACGAAGAGGAAAAGGTAACATCCTTATGACTTCTTCGGACGTTGCTTCCGCATTGCAAATGGCTGGTGTACTTGATTATACACCTGCTCTTTCCGGTAACGATTCCATGAACGTTGATCAAACACAATCAACATTCGCTGGTACACTAAATGGTCGTTATAAAGTATATGTTGATCCATATGCAACTATCCAAGACACCAACTGGTTCGTAATTGGATACAAAGGTTCAAGCGCTTATGATGCAGGTCTTTTCTACTGCCCATACGTTCCATTGCAAATGGTTCGTGCGGTTGGTGAGAATTCCTTCCAGCCTAAGATCGGATTCAAGACTCGCTACGGCATGGTCTCCAATCCTTTCTCAACTGGTACAGCTGCTTCCAGTGATGGATCACTCACATATAATACTAACGTTTATTACAGAAGATGTCTCGTAACTAACTTGATGTAATTTTGTACTAAATTTAGTTGTATAAATAAGGGTAAGAGGTCTAGTACTTCTTACCCTTTTTTTATGTTTATAGGATTCTATGCAAAACGCTCCAGAGAATATTAACTATCTATCTCCTACAGGATACAGATTTCAATGTCAAGCCTTTCCTGAGACTCAATTCTATTGTCAACAGGCTGTAATTCCTGGAGTTAATATTTCTGAAATAGAAGTAGCTACCCCGCATAGACCTCATTACGTAGCAGGTGATAGATTAAATTATGATGCATTCTCTATTACAATGATAGTAGATGAATATATGAGAAATTGGCAAGAAATACAAGAATGGATTATAGGATTAGGTAAGCCAGAAAATTTTGATCAGTATAGAAAAGCTAAGATAGAAGACAAAATAAATACACAGGCACAGTTATTCATATTAACTGGTTCAAAAAATCCATCAATGAGATTTGATTTCTATGATATATGGCCTAAATCTATATCAAGTATTCAGTTTGATATATCTGCTGCTGACATCGCTTATGCTACAGCTGATGTCGAATTCCAATATAACTATTATGAAATGACAAGGCTAAACCCATCACAAAAATAATATGAAATTAAGTGAAATTCAATCTATGTGGAAAGAAGATTGCCAGATAGATGATACTAAATTAGACTATGAACTAATTAGAATACCCAACCTACATAGCAAATACTTAGATCTGTATAATGATGAATGTCTCCAGCATAAGAAATACTATTATGAAAAGAAGAGATTGATCAAATGGAAGACTGTTTATTATGCTGGTAAGATGAGTCAGGATGAATTAGAAGAGCATGGTTGGGAACCATTTATGTATAAGTTAGTTAAAGGTAGTGAACCTAAATTAGAAACTTACCTTGAAGGTGATTCAGATATAATACAACTAAGCGAAAAATTAGACTATATAAAGCAGAAGGTTGACTTCTTAGAGTCGATTATTAAATCGCTAAATACAAGAGGATACAACTTGCGATCAGCAATTGACTTTTTACGATTTACAATGGGATCATGAAGTTACGTAAAGTAGATGATGTACACATGTTTATTGATTGCGATGCTGGGCAAGCAGCGGAGCTAAACGACTACTTTACTTTTGAAGTACCTAATGCAAAGTTTACTCCATCTTATAGAAACGGTTTCTGGGATGGAAAGATAAGATTATTCGATACTAGAAAAAGGCAATTGTACTATGGGTTATATGAGTACGTTAAAAAATTCTGTGAATCAGCAGACTATGAGCTACAAATTGATGAAAGTATTACGTTCGGTGATCATAATTTTAGCGATATTGATTGCACTAGATTTGCAGAGCGTCTTAATTTAAATTTAACACCGAGGGATTATCAGTTACAAGCTGTAAGACATTGTATTAATATGGATAGATGTTTACTTCTATCTCCTACAGCATCTGGTAAATCCTTTATAATTTATTTACTATTAAGATATTACAATACAAGGAGTTTGATAGTGGTACCAACGGTATCTCTAACACAACAAATGTATACCGATTTTCAAGAGTATGGTGATGAATGGGATGTTGCAAAGCATTGTCATTTAATTACCGCCGGTGCAGAAAAAGAAACAGATAAACAAGTAGTAATTTCTACATGGCAATCTATCTATAATATGCCGAGAAGTTACTTTAATGAGTTCGAATTTATGATAGGTGATGAAGCACATCTATTCAAAGCTAAATCTTTGACCTCAGTAATGAGCAAGCTCAAAAACTGTAGATGGAAATTCGGAACTACTGGTACATTAGATGACTCTCAAACTCATAAGTTAGTATTAGAAGGTCTATTTGGTCCTGTACATCAAGTAACATCTACATCAGATTTAATAGATGCGGGTTACTTAGCTAAGTTTGATATACAATGTCTTATACTTAAATATAGTGAACAAGAAGCAATGTATGTTAAGAAACTTACATATCAGGATGAGATAGAATTTTTAGTAACTCACGAAAAAAGAAATAGATTTATTCGCAACCTTGCCTGTGATCAAAGAGGTAATACTTTATTGCTGTTTCAATATGTAGATAAGCATGGTAGAGTACTACATGATATGATACAGAACAAAGTAGATAAAGATAGAAAAGTGTTTTTTGTATATGGAGGAGTAGATGGATCAGACAGAGAAGAAATCAGAAGAATTACTGAACGAGAATCCAATGCCATCATCGTTGCTAGCTTTGGTACGTTCAGCACTGGTATCAATATTCGCAATCTTCATAATATCATTTTTGCTAGTCCTAGTAAGTCTAAGGTAAGAAACTTACAGTCTATTGGTCGTGGTTTAAGAAAAGGTGATAAAAAGAATGCAGCTACTTTATATGATATTGCGGATGACTTATCACATAGATCATATATTAATTATACGCTTAAACATTTTAAAGAGAGAATATCTCAATATAATGAACAACAATTTAAATATCGTATGTTCCATATAGGGTTTTAGGATTATATTCCCCCCTGCATCCAACATATAGATTATAGGAACTTTTTCACAAAAAATCAAGAAAAAAATGACCGCTTGATTTTATTAAGAAAATAAGGTATAATATGTCATTAAAAGATCAGGCTCAAGATGTACTAATACAGGATGGTAGAATTCTATTACCTAATAATAGATGGGCGCCTTATCAGCAACTGGAACATGAATACATTCATAATAATAGTATAGATTCAGTCTTTCATAATACTATTGAATTAAATTTAGATAAATGGATTAATTGTGTTACTGATTATGGTTATGGAGATATAACTTGTAATCTAAACTATTGGTTATGGATGAATGAGCTAAGACCTATCAAAATAAAAATACTAGTAGATGAAACTCATTACAATAAAGAGTTTGGAAACAAAGAAACTACAATTGATAAAATTGATTTTTATATAAGAGAATTTTGTGGCTCAAATATTGAATATCAATATTCGACAATAAGAAGAAGCTTTGGAAATCTTTTAAGAACATATAAGAGTGCTTTTAGAGGAAAGAGCTTAATGAAGCATACAGAGAAAACTTTTAGAAGTATGTGGCATAAGTATGTTCCTGTTAATTTAGAGCAATATTGGTTTGTACCTCTTTCAATGCAGATGGAATGGTATCCTGTAAAAGATGAATGGAAGATGCCAAAAGAAAAGAAAGCAGTTTTATATAGATATCAACCTCCTAAAGATTGGGATTTGATAGATAATTATTCTTTTGAAAATATCGGTGATAAGATGATATCTCAAGATGAAAAAGTAGTTAAAAAGTATTGGGATGATTTAGAATCTGCTTTACAAAAAGAGGGTTATAAAGTAGAATATTTAACTTATAAAATGGCTCCTAAAACAATTTGCTCAAAGCTTCAAAAAGCAACCCTTTGTGTTTCTTCCAGAGGAGGTTTTTCATATCTAGCACAACATATAGGTACTCCTACAGTATCCATCTATCCTCCAGCAGAAACTCTTCTTAACAGAAACTACAATGGACAGCACGTTCAGTTTCATAATAGATGTATTAGATTGTTTGATCCTGTAGAGATATCAAAGGTAGATATTGATTCTTTAGTAGAAAGAAGTACGCTCGAAAAGTCAGTTGCATTTTATAAGAGAATAAACTATAATACATTGGAAAAGATGCAAAGGTTAGAAAAGGATGTGCAAGGTTTTAACTCCGAAACCGCAAAGCGTTATAGAAGGGAGTTACAAAAAGACGCACAACCTCAGGAGGAAGTAAAGACTAAGTCTAAATCGAAGGCTAAAACTAAATCTAAAAAATAAATTATGGCAAAAAAGAAATCAATACATTATGTAGATAATAAGAAGTTTCATGAAGAGATGGTAGCGTATAAAAATCATTGTGCGGATGTTAAAAAGAAAGATCCTGATGCTGATGTACCTATTATACCTGATTACATAGGTGATTGCTTTATGAGAATAGCGGAGAGGTTAAGTCTTAGACCTAACTTTGTTAATTATGCGTTTAGAGATGAAATGATATCTGATGGTATTGAGAATTGCGTTCAATCTGCTCATAATTTTAATCCGGAAAAATCTTCTAATCCTTTTTCGTACTTCACTCAAATAATCTATTACGCTTTTATTAGACGTATTCAAAAAGAAAAAAAGCAGCTATATATTAAGTANAAGTCTATTCANAACAATTCTATGTTATCGGATAGTGTAGCTTTATCAGAGCATGATGANAATCAAAAGAAGTTTAATGTAGAAGTTCTAACTGAAGAGCAAAAAGCAAATATCTATAAATTTGTAGGTGACTTCGAAGCATCTATTGAATCCAAAAAAGTAAAAAAGACATCAACGTCTAATACATTAATGAAGTTTGTAGAGGACGCTGAACCCGCAACATGATAACAGCAATAATAACTGATACACATTTCGGTGCTAGAAATGATAGTATAGCTTTTAGCAATTACTTTGCTAAATTCTATAATGATATATTTTTTCCATACCTCAAAAAGCACGATATTAAACATGTAATACATATGGGAGATGTTTTTGATAGACGTAAGTTTATCAATTATAAAACTCTGTATGATGCACGTAATTACTTCTTTAATCCTTTGAGAGACAATGATATACAATGCTGGATGCTAGCAGGAAATCATGATACCTTCTATAAGACAACTAATGAAGTTAACTCGGTAGGATTATTGTTACAAGAGTATGATAATATTCAAGTTTTTGATACAGCAGTTGAAATGGAAAACTGTGTATTAATGCCCTGGGTATGTAGTGGTAATTATGAAGAGAGTATAGATCTAATTAAGAATACAAAAAAAGATATAATGTTTGGTCATTTTGAGATTGATGGTTTTGAAATGATAAGAGGTCAATTTTGTTCTGGTGGATTAGATCGAAAGCTCTTTGAAAAATTTGATATGGTTTTCAGTGGACATTTTCATCATAAGAGCGATAACGGTACTGTTTACTATACAGGTAATCCATATCAAACTAATTGGTTAGATTATAAAGATCCTAGAGGTTTTCATATATTTAACTTTGATAATAGAGAGCTAACATTCATACAAAATCCGTATGAGATGTTTCATAAGTTTTTCTATAACGATGTTGACTGGACTTTGGAAGAGGTAAACGAAATGGACTTTGATGAATGGCAACAAGCATATGTTAAAATTGTAGTAGAGAATAAAACTAATCCTTTCTTCTTTGACGTCATCTTAGATAAGATGTATAAGTCTGGAGTAGGTAACATAAATGTTGTTGAATCGTTTGCTGAATTAGATGATGATGAAGATATAGTAGATGAAGCACAGGATACAATATCCATTTTGTCAACTTACATTGATAATTTAGAAACTAATGTTGACAAAAAAAGACTGGATTTATTGATGAGAAGCCTGTATAATGAATCATTAACCTTAGAATAAGAGAAAAATGCTTTCAGATCATCATGAGATAAGAGCAAAAGAAGAACCTGAGCGCTATGGTAAGAGTAAAGAGAAGCTAGTACCGTTAGAGTTAGAATTAGATTCAGATCTTCTTCTCAAACTATTTACTGCAGCTCATGAAATGGATATAACTTTCAATGAGTTCTGCAACAGAGTCATTAAAAAAGAATTAGACAATATAGATTACAAATTCGAAAACGGAACTAAGCCTCAATTCCTCTCTGAAAATTAATGATCCTGTTTAAGAATGTTCGCTACAAAAACTTTCTAAGTAGCGGAAATGTATTTACCGATATACAACTCGATCGAGCTCAAACTACCTTAATAACTGGTGAGAATGGTGCTGGTAAAAGTACTATGCTTGACGCTATAACCTTTGGGTTATTTGGTAAACCATTTCGTAAAATCAATAAGCCTCAATTAGTAAACTCTATCAATGAAAAAGCCTGCGTAGTAGAGGTTGTATTCATGATAGGTAAGAAAAGTATATTAGTACGCAGAGGCATAAAACCTAATATATTTGAAATAGAGGTTGATGGTCAGCAGTTACAGCAAGATGCTAATATCAGAGATTTTCAAGAATACTTAGAAAAGCAGATCCTCAAACTAAACTATAAATCTTTTACTCAAATTATTATCTTAGGCAACTCTTCTTTTGTACCTTTTATGCAATTGAAAGCTCAAGATAGAAGAGCAATTATCGAAGACCTGTTAGATATTCAGATATTCTCAAATATGGGTAATATACTTAAGACTTATTCAGCAGAGAATAAGTTAAAGTTAGATGAGAATAGATCATCAAAGAATCTAATTGAGAATAAAATAAATCTAAAAGAAGACTATATAATACAGTTAAAGAATAAGACTAAAAATTTAGTAAGTAAGTTTGAGAAAGATATTAATAAAAATCTATCTCAAAAAGAATCTATTCTAAAAGAAATGGCTGAAGCTAATAAAGATGTAGAAGAGCTTTTAGGTCAGGTTGAAGATGCAAAACAAATAGCAGAGAAACATGATAAACTTACAGAATATCAACGTTCCATACTCAGGAACGTTGATACCGAGCAGAAGAGTATCTCCTTCTTTGAGTCAAATGATGACTGTCCGACATGTAAACAGGACATCGATCACGCTTTCAAGCACAAAGAGATTAGCGAAAAGCAAGAAAAGATCAAGAAATATGAGAATGCTATTGAAGAAATTGACAAACAACTGGGCGATGTTAGAGCAAGACTTTCAGCAATACAGCAGATACAAGAAGACATACAGTCTAAGCAGACCCAAACACAATCGCTCAATAATAGTATAAATGCTATTGATCAGTATATTGAAAAAATACAAAAGCAAATTGAAGATATTCAAGCTGATACAGGAGATATCAAAGCTGAAAAGAAACAGCTAAAAGATTTTGAAAAAGAGTTAGAAGATGTTGATATACGGAGAAGTGAACTTGTAGTAGAAAGTGAAGTATACAATGTAGCTAAGAATATTCTAAAAGATGAAGGTATCAAAGCTCGTATAGTAAAGCAATACCTACCTATTATGAATAAGCTTATCAATAAATATCTAACTCAAATGAACTTCTTCATATCTTTTAACCTTGATGAAAATTTCAATGAAGAGATCAAATCTAGATTTAGAGATGATTTTACATATGATTCTTTTAGTGAAGGTGAAAAGATGAGGATTGACTTAGCTCTATTGTTTACATGGAGAGCAATAGCTAAGTTAAAAAATTCTGTCAATACTAATCTGCTTATCTTAGATGAGGTATTTGATAGTTCGTTAGATGGTGAAGGTACTGATGAATTTATGAAGATAGTTAACGAACAGGGAAGTTCTACAAATGTATTTGTTATTAGTCATAAAGGTGATACATTGTACGATAAATTTAGAGTACATATGAGATTTAAGAAACATAAAAACTTTAGTATAATAGAATGAAAACGTTAGTACATGAAGACCACAATTTATTAAGTGAACCGTGCATTCCTTTTAGCCGTCTAGCACCTCCGATGGATGCAATGCAATTACATGATGAGTTACTTGAAAGTATGCATCATTTTGGAGGTGTAGGCTTATCATCTAATCAAATAGGATACAAATATAAAGTATTTTCTATGATTCATGATGATAAAGATATGGTACTTTATAACCCGGAGATAATTGAAGAATCAGAAGAAATGGTAATAGAGTCAGAAGGTTGTTTAAGTTATCCCGGACTATTCGTAAAAATGGCAAGACCTAAGAGCGTATCTGCATCATGGGAGAATGCAGATGGTCAAAGCTTTTCAGGTTATTTTTCTGATCTTTCTGCACGAATATTTTTGCATGAAATGGATCACATGGATGGAATCGCATTTTATCAGGATGCAAAGAAAATACATATGTTAAGTGCAAGGAGAAAAAGAAAAGCAAATTTAAAAAAATTACAAAAATTTAATCCAGAGTTATGGCAAAGTCATATAAACAACAAAAAACTAAAGAAAGATTTTCAAAAGACGTTGTAAGCAAGCAACGCAAAAAAGAACGCCAATTTGGTAAAGATTTGGCAAACAACTACATTGAATTTGATGAAGAGGAAGAAGATGTATACATCGACGAAGACGTTTACGGGGTTACCGTGCGCTCATAGACAATGGAGAGATGAAGGTCATTGCAGTTTAGTTCATGGTTATGATAGAACTGTTATTATGACTTTTGGTTGTAGTGAAACAGATGAAAAAGAATGGGTTGTTGATTTTGGAGGACTTAAAGAAGTAAAGAAATGGCTTGAAGAAAAGTTTGATCATACTTTACTTATAAATGAAGATGATCCAATGAGACACGTATTTGAAGAGCATGATGGAAAGCTTTGGAGATTAACTATAATGCCAAATATTGGTATGGAAGGAAGTGCTAAGTATATTTTCGATCATGTTGATCCTATGATTAAAGAAATGACTAATGATAGATGTTGGGTTGTTAGTGTTGAATGTAGAGAAAATGTTAAAAATTCAGCTATCTATACTAACGAAAGACCAATGTTAACAATAAAGGAAGGATGAGCAAAATAAGATACTCTGAAATGTTTTATAGCATTCAGGGTGAGGGTAGATGGGTAGGTATACCCAGTGTATTTTTTAGAATGTTTGGATGTAATTTTGAATGCGCTGGGTTTGGTCAAGAAAGAGGTAAACCTCTAATTCCAAGAGATCAAATGCCTTGGAAAAATATTGATGTTAGTAAATATAAATCTGTTCAACAATTACCTGTGTTTAGTATTGGATGCGATAGCTCTGCTAGTTGGGCTAAAGAATATATGCATCTATCTCATTTTGAAGATACTTCTATTATAGGTGATAAGTTATTAGCTCAAACTCCTGGAGCAGATTGGAAAAATAACGGACAGGATATTCACCTTATTCTAACTGGAGGTGAACCTATGATGTGGCAGAAGCAGCTGCCTGATTTATTATCTGATCTATCTGTAGTTGAAGTTGAAAATATAACTTTTGAAACTAATAGTACATTTGCTTTAAAACCGGACTTTGCTAGATTCCTAAATGATTTATCTCATAATACTAAGTATACTTGGTCTTGTAGTCCTAAGTTAAGTATTAGTGGTGAAAAATGGGAAAAAGCTATTAAGCCTGAGAACTGGGAGCAATATGCAAGTGTTCTTAATAGTGATTTGTATCTTAAATTTGTAGTAGCTGATGAATATGATTTAGATGAGATAGAAAAGATACAAAAAATGTATGATATTCCTTATGATATTTTCTGTATGCCTTGCGGAGGTACTCAGGAAATGTTAGCCAATACTAAACTTAATGTTGCTGAGAAAGCAATGGAAAGAGGATGGAAGTATTCTCCTAGATTGCATGTTGACCTATTCGGGAATAAGTGGGGAACATAAATACAATAGAAGGAGAATTCTATGGCATCTGTTGTAAATTTATTTGTAGATCAAGGATCGGACTATACTTTAACTTTAACAGTTAAAGACGATGATGGTAATGCTACCGATTTAACTGGTTATACAGTAGAAGCGTATTTTCAAAAATGGACAGGAGCAACTCAAGTCTATAAATTTACTACTACAGTCACAGATGCATCTGCAGGTAAAGTTCAAATAACATTAAAAGGTTCAGTATCTGATGATATTCCATCAGGTAGATATAGCTATGATGTTGTAATTAATCATGCATCTAATGATATTACAAGAAGAGTTATTCAAGGTTCATTAGTACTTAATCCCACCGCAAGCCCAAAGGGCGCCACATTATTAGAGACTGGTAATAAATTATTATTAGAAAGTTAGGAGTTGAATGAGTGACGGCTTCGAAGGTCTCTACTCTGGATCATATGAAGGTACTTACGTAGGAAGTTACATAGGTGCATATGAAGCAGTTTACTCTGCTGGATATGAAGGATCTTACGAAGGTGCATT